GACGCCGAGGATTCCTGCGGCTTCCCAGATGGTGTCCCAGACTGTGCGATCAGCGTCTCCGCGCTCGCGGCTTCCAGACCCGCCTCCGCTTTCGTCAGCATCTCGCCTGCCACTTCGTCCATCTTGGCGGCGAGAAGTCCGATCATCTTGCGGAGGCGCGGCGGGAAAAAATCGACAAGCTCGGCCTCCAATGCTTTGACGCCTGCGTCGAGAGCATCGCCCCGCAGACCTTCGAGGAAGGACTCTTTGTCTAGCCCCTTCTCCGCGACCTGCTTCACAAGGATTGCGTAGAGCGTCTCGCCTATCTTGGCGTACTGCGTTCGCAACACTTGGAACGTCTGCGAGATCGAGGCGGCGTCGACCAAGTCAAACGGAACCGTCCGCCTGGTGCCGTCCTCGTCGGTCACGTCGACCGAAACCATGTCCTTCACTCGCAACGCCGACGCCACAGTCAACGCCAGCCGCCACGGCCTGCCCTCGTCATCTTTGAACTCACGCATTGGCTACCTCAGTCCTGTGCGGGTCATCTTGCACTCAACAGAGAACGTAGCGACCCCGTCAACGGAAAAGGCTTCCGAGATGCCTGTCACGACCGCCGGGAACGACCAATTGCCAGAGCCGCCCGACACGGTGATCGACGTGCCGTTTTCGAGCAGGTCGAAGTTGATGTCACTGGCGTCGTTCAACTCAACCGATACGGTCGCGTCGTAGCCGGTGTTGTAAACCTCGACCATCCGCGACCCGAACGCCTCAATGTCGATCGTTCGAGCCGTCTCCGTAATGGTGACGCTCCGCGCGCTGGCGATGTTGCCGCCCAACGAAATCGAGCAGTCCTTCCCCAGCGTGATCGCCACGGGTCAGGTTCCGCCCCTGACCGTGATCGTAAAGGTCACGGCACCGTCGACGCTGATGTTCTCGGTCACGCTGGTCACGGTTGCCCCGTTGTCGGCGTTGGCGTCCAGCAGGTCCGTCATCGCAGTGCCGGGGTCGTGGCACTCGATCTCCCAGGTCACGGACTTAAAGCCAGCCTGTGAGACCCGGTAGCCGCCCGAAGTGTTGGAGCGGTTGGAGATATCGACCGCCTCCGACTCGACGGTCTTGGTGACGCTGATGATGTTGCCGCCGTAAGGCGCGGAAAGCGAGCCGCTGCGGCCGAGGGTGACTGCCATGTGTATGGGCTCCTAGTGATCAGGTGGTGGCTGGGGCGCGGGTGCCGGAAACTGTGTAGGTGACGATGCCGTCGATTGGCTCGGCTTGGGCGACGCTCGTAACGATGTACGAGGCGTTGCCTGTCTCGGTGCCGCCGATGGTGATCGTGTCTCCGGCCGCACAGCCGGGGGTGTCGATGCACTCGATCTCGATGGTCTGCTCGGCCAGACCCTTGGAAAATCGACGGTGCGTCAGCCCGCCGAGCGTGGTGGTGTCGATTTCGCTGGCAGACGACGAGACGGTGCAACTGCGAGCCCCGGTGATGCCGGTGAGCGTCACGTCTTTGCCGAGGACGATGGTGAACGAGCCGGACATTTCTGCCCTCCTGTGTGTGCGTAGTCGCCTGCGTGTGGCGATACGCTCAAACTAGGAACGACAGGGCGGCGACCGTAGGGGGTGTCAGCCTGCCCTGCGGAGCATATTGCGGAACTTCACGTTCGCCTTGGCGACAGCCTTCTGGACTCCGGCGGCCCCCTGCATGAACGGGCGGGCCGGGTAGCGGGCAGCCTTGGTGATGGTCGTCCGCTCCCAGTTGCGGCTGAACCGGGGCCGCTTGTTGGCCCACATCAGAGCGCCATATTCGTACTGGTTTTTTTGCGGCCCGAGGCTCACGCCCTTGGTGAATCTCCCCTTGGAGTCACGCCCTGCCCCGCTGCTCCCGGCAGATCGCCGCAGGTAGGCGTTCCGCGCCGCCCCGACGCCAATCCTGTAGGCGGTCAACTGGAGCGTGCCGCCGAACTCATGGAGTCTGGCAAGCCACGGTGTGCGCTGCGTGCCGATCACGACGGTCGGCATCCCGAACATTCCCCGATTCATCGTGTCGACCACGCTGTAGTAGAGCCACCGCTTCGGAGCCCACGACTTCGCTGGCTTCCCCGGAAGCCGAGGCTTTCCGCTCGATAGCATGGTCAGGTCGCGGTAGAGCCCGCCGTGGAACTCCACGACGGCCCCGGAGCCGACAGCCTTGTTTCCGGCCTTTGTCTGCTTGGGGGCCGCACTGCCGATGCCCTTCTTTGCCGCCTGCTTCACGGCGTACCCGGCGTTGTAGAGCGACCGATAGGTCATGTCGTCGACCATGCGGCGAACCTTCACGCGATCAAAGAAGTTGCCGCGAACCTTCACGCGGAAGGCGAGCTCTGCCCGGCTGCCAGCCGACAACTCTCGGCGATTGCCGCCGATCATGCCGGGGCGGATAAACGCTCGGCTCGCCCTGATGATGCTCGCCATTTCAGTCCGTAGAGAGCGTGCGGTAGGTCGCCACGATCACCGCCCGCCAGACGTTCCGCTCGGTGAGGGCGTCGTCTGGGTTGATCTCAATCGACACGTTTTGCGGCGTGGTCGATGTGTTCTCTAAGTCGGTCGAGCGGATATAGACCATGAGCTCGTCCGCCAGGTCGTGCATATCGTCGATCTCGGCGTCGCTCGAAACGTGGCGGCCGACGTAGATCGTGATCGAATCGTCCGACTGCCAATTCGTCCTGCCGATGCGGGTCACTTCGGATCCGCCCGGCACGACGTAGACGACCGGGTTTTGCATCTGCTCAGGCTCGACCTGAACCCAGTTCTTTCGCTCGACGGTTGTCGAGGTAATCGACCACGTCTCGGCTGCGAGGCTGACCGCTAGGGCGTCTGCTATTTCGCGAAGTTTGCTCGCCATTGGCCTGCTCTGGAGCCGCGTGTGGATTCCCTAGCAGAATGGCACGGACGGCGGGCGCGAGTGAGGGGGTGGCGGCCGTCTCTCGCCGCTATAGCGCACTGGCTGGTCATTGCCTGTGTCTCTCAACAAGCCCGCGAATGATCGCTAGGTTGCGGGGGCAAACTGGCCCTCGGCCACCAGTGAACCAAGACAAGGCATCCCGTTCCTCTGGCGTCATCTCCAGCCGCATTGCCCGCTCACGCCACATGGCGCACTCGCGGATCATGCGGTCGGCCAACTCTCCAAGCGTCTCGTCGCCGTTTGCGTGAGGCATTGTCGTGTTACCCTGCTTCCCATAGGAGCTTCTTCTGTAGCGGGTGCTTGTCCACTCGCGGACGGCTCGGCACTGACCAACTGCCGCCGCCTCTCTGTCCAAGGCATTTCCAGCCCGCAGCCTTGAGCGTTACGCCCGGCTCGTCGTCCAAGATGTATGTGATGAGCCTGCCGTAGCCGAGAGCCTTTGCAGCTCTCCAGGCGGCCCCGTAGAGGCAGGAGCAGGCATTGGGGCAGCCGTCGCTGGCGAGCCGCGTGACTTCGAGCGTCATCCCGTCGTCGAGCATCCTTGCGGTCGGCCGATTGACCATGCACACGGCCCGCACTGTCCCGCCCTCGTCGGCAACGGCCAACGAGAACTTGTGGAACTTCAGCGGCTTGTGGTGCCGATGGTGGCGAGCAACGAAAGCAACGGCCTCATCGAAGTCACAAGGCACGACGGATAGCTTCGGCTGGGCCATCCCCCGATGCTACGCGCCGCGTCCAATTCTGAAATGCCCCCAACGACGCGATGTTCGCTCTGTAGTGCAACTACACCAGCAGGCTGGTCAATTCGTAAGGCACCAGCGCCCGTATCTCTTCCACGATCTTCGCCGTCTCAGGCGTCGGCTCGCCGTGATTGAGGACGGCCCGACAGCGGTTGTCGATCAGCTCCAGGGCGATCAACGCCTCGCGTCCCGCGAGGGCGTAGCGATGCTCGCGGGCGTCGTCCGGGTCGCTCAGGTCGAATCGCAGTGTGGCAATCATGTATAGCGAAGTTACTACGAGTTACTACGGTTTAGCGGAAAACGATAACTTTCGCCTTTCGCGAATTGCGAACGCCCAGATTGTACCCGAGATCGTTCGCGAAACGTATCGTTTTTGATACGTGTCGGGAGCAAAACCTAGGTACTTGTTCGCAACTACCTTGCCGTCTCCTGGTGCAAGAGCGCAACTACTCAGCCTTCCAGCCGTTGTTGACGTATGCCAACACTGCTTGGAACGCAGCCGCCTCGCCCGCCGTCCTTGCGGCCTCTGCCGTCAGGGCATCGCCGCCCGACATACCTATGAGACCGATGGTATCCAGCCGCGTGGAACGCTTCTCAATCTGCCAGCGCAGCCAACCCGTGAAGTTGTCGTGCTGCCGGTTCAGTGACTCGGCCATGAACTGCTGGGAGTCAACGTATTTAGCAATCAAATTGTCGCGTCGTGCGATGGCTGCCTTGTGAACGCTGTAGATCATATGGCCCTCCTTGTGGGTGGTCATTCTACCCGGCTGGCAAGCGGGCGCAATGCCTTTTCCGACCGTCTCTGAAGAGCGCACTACGCAGCCGCTCGCGTCTCCAAGATGTACCGCATGGCCTGCTCCCCAACGTGCTTGGTGTATGCGGGCGGGAATCCTTCCTTAAGTTCTTCCCACGACATATCACGTTCGACGCCCATCGCCTCGCGGCCTTCCTCTACGGTCTTGGCCGTCGATCCGCCGATGACGAGCTTGCCGGTCTTCTTGCAGACGCCTTTGCATGTGTCGCCCATAACGTGATAGACGCCGACCGGCTTGCCCTGCTCTTGGTGCTTGCAGCCAGAGCCGACGAGCGGGAACGAGGCGAGGAAAAGCCGGTGCCGCCGTACCTTCAGCCCGTAGGCCGAGCCGCACTCAATCGCAGCCCCGTCCATGCCGGGAGCGCCCACGACGTTCTCCACGACCCAAGGAATGTCATAGGTCCGCAGGAGGGCCAGCGTAGGCGTCAGGAGGTCGCCGTGCCTGCTGGTGCCGCCCTGGGCCGTCCGTAGGTGCTTGGCCCGCGTGTGGGCCTGACACGGCGGCGAGGCGTGGATCAGATCGAACTGCGAGACGAAAGCCCGATCCCCAAGAATCGCAAGAGCGTGCGCCCATACGAAACGGTACGGGTAGCTCGCCCGCAGGAAGATGTCCACGCCGGTCGGCTCAAAGCCCGCCTGGGCGTAGCCATCGGCAGCCATCCCGGCCCCGCAGAACAGATCAAGAACCTTCATCCGCGCATCCTTTCGCGGCCTCATTTTATCCTGCGACAAGCGTCGCGCAATGCCATCTAGTTGCGCTCTCTAAGGTGAAGAGCGCACTACGCCACGAACAGCGGCATCTTCGCCTTCGACTTGGCGATCCGCTGCTCCGCTAGTTCGATGTATTCGGGGTTGAGCTCGCAGCCGATGCCGCTGCGGCCCAGCTCTGCCGCCACGGCCAGCGTCGTGCCGCTGCCTGCGAACGGGTCCAGCACCGTGCCGGGCATGGTGCCAGAGGCGGCACAGTCGCAGGCAGGAGCCCAGCCGAGGGTGGAGACGGTCGTGATGTGCCTTTGGGGATCCCGGTTGCCGTCAACGAGAGAGTCTCCCGTGGTCTTCGTCGCCTTGCCGGGCCTTGTCGCAGCCCGGTCGCGTTGGGTGATCCGCTCGTAGCCAGCCCCGCACACGGGGCAGCACTGCTCGGGGCAGCCCGCCAAGATGCAAGGCTCCACCAGATCGGGCGGCATGGTGGCGAAGTGAGCGCCGCTGTATGGCTTGGTCGTGACGGTCCAGACGGAGCGGCGGTTGGCTCCTGCAAGATTCTCGCGCAACGTCCTTTCTCTATTTGCGTCGTTTCCCCTGCCCTTTTCCCTCTCGCCATTCATTGCCGTGCGTCTGTCTGATTCAGTGCGTAGCGCTGACAAATCACCCGCTGCGATTCTTTCAGAGAGCCTTTTTTGCTGCCTTGCTTGTGCGTTAGTCGCCAGCACATTCGGCTGCTGCCACCTCAGGGGTTGCCGAATTGCATCCGCGTCGTAGTAGTACCGCTCGCTCTTGGTCAACAAGAAAACGTATTCGTGTGCCTTCGTGCAGCGATCCCGCACGCTCTCGGGCATCGGGTTCGGCTTGTGCCAGATGATGTCTTGCCGCAGCCACCAGCCGTCCGCCTGGAGAGCGAAGGCGACACGCCACGGGATGCCTACTAGGTCTTTGGGTTTGCACCCCGGAGGAACAACGCTTCCTGTGCCTCCTGCTGCCTGAGATACGGAGTGCTTCGGCCCTCCCTTTGTAGATGGAACTTGGTACGGCCGGTTTGCTGCGTATGAATCACCAAGGTTCACCCAGCAAGTGCCGTCATCCCGCAGCACCCGCCGCACCTCGCGGAATACTTCCACCATGCGGGCGACGTAGGATTCCGGCGTGGCCTCCAGGCCGATCTGCCCGTCGTGGCCGTAGTCACGCAAGCCCCAGTAGGGCGGGCTTGTCACGCAGCAGTGAACGCTGGCGTCGGGGAGCGTCCGCAGCCCTTCGATGCAGTCGCCTTGGATGATCCGGTGCGAGGTCATAGCGCGATCTTACGCGCGATGTCCAATTCTGAAATGCCCCGAATCGTGCCGAATTGCGCTCTCTTGTGGGCCTAGCGCACTCAGCCCGGCAGCACCGGCCACTCCGCTTCCGGTCGCATCACCACTGAGCGGCTCGCCGCGTCCCAATACGCCCGACCGTGATTGAGCGCGTCGGCGTCGGTATCCGACAGCGGGATGGCGACGAACTCCGCAGGCATCGGGTCGGCCAATACGGTGCCGAACGAATAGGCTTCGCCCGTGTCGCGGTGAATGACGGCGTACCAGTTCATGCGTATGGAATCCCGAGGACGCAGACGGCGTACCTGTCTGGATTCGCCGCTATCGTGTGCCTGACCGCAATGCGACTGCCAGCGGGAACGCGACCATTGCCGAACACTGGGAAGTTGTAGGCAAACTGCCGCGTCGAAACTGATTCTGTGTTTGAATAACCAATTTCGTTTGCGCCGATCTCAACCTCAGAACCAGCGGCACCGACGCCAAGCGTAAACCGTGGCGTAATGGTCAGAATGTCGCTACTGTTGATCGACGGCACCAGCACAAAGCCTTGGTAGTCTTGCGACGTTGATGCCGCTACCGTCGTCCATGTTCCACTGGCACCGCTCAGCGCCGTGCCTTTGCTTGTGCTGCCAGTTACGCCGAGAACATCAACGG